GGGGTTAGAAAGTAATTCATGTTCAAGCCACATCTGACCTGTCTGAGGTAGTGGCCAAACATTACCACCGTAATTATATTCTGCTACAGTTTCTGGATCTTCACATGCAGCAAGGATACTCAGACGATTCTGTGTGTGTACTTCATAAAAATTTTTAGACAAAAAAAATGACCGTAATTCGGTCACCGCATCCGTAAATTCTTTTGGGTCAATCAAACTCGTCATTATTTCTTTGCAAAACTAATCTATTTAGACAAAAAAAGAGACCCATATAGGGTCTCTTTAAGTTATGTGTTAATCTCAAATTACATGAGGTTAGCAACTTGTGTACGTCTGTAGTACTTGTTAGCGTTAGCTGTAAGAGCACCAGAACCTTGTGTAAGACCACCTGAGAATGGGTTTGAAACCATGCCGTAACGAGTCTTAAATCCAATTTTTGGTTGGAAGGTGTTAGGATTAATTGCTCTGACCTGCTGTAGAGGTACATATGGGCAATAGAATAATCCAGCATCGTAAGGTGAAGTACCTTTGTATCCAGCAACGTAGAAGTGCTTATCAGCAACGTTAGCAGAATAAGGATCAACGTAAACCTTGATCTTACCGTTAAGTGTACCAACAAGAGTTGAAGATGTATCATCTACACCAGTCAAGCTGTTGTTACCATTAAGAGCAGGAGCGTAGTCTAGAACTCCAGCCATTCCTAGAGCAGAAGCAACGTCTGCAGAGCAGATCAAGATGTTGCCCTTCCCTCTACGAGTTTGCTGACCGATAGCGTTAGCATCTCTTTCTATCTGGAAGAGTAATCCCTTAAACTTCTCAACTGACCATCTACCATTAGAGTCAACGTCAAGGTCAAAGATACCAGCAGCTGCTGTGTTGTTCTGAGCACCAGCTACAGCGTTTGTGTAGATTGTACGAACAACTTCTCTGTTGATTTCAGCAAGGATTTCAGTAGAAAGGATGTTTGCTAATTCAGTTTCAGCATCCAATCCATGAATCGCCTTGAGGTCTTGAGCCATCTCGATGCTGTACTCAGCTTTCAAAGCACGTGCTCTGGCTGTTACAGTCACCTTCTCGATGGAGAAACCCATCTCACGGAACTCATTAGTGTCAGTACCGTCGTTTAGTCCCTCAACGGTTGCTGTAGTCATGCCTGTAGCATCACCAGTCTGCTCGTAAGTACCAGCAGGAGAATCGTTAAGAAGTCCTGGGTTAGCACCTTCAGCATCGTTAACAGCAGAACCTGAAGCAGTAGGATCGTACTCAGCAAGATCTTCACCAGCTCCACCAGAGAAACCAGCGTTAGGCTCGTTGAATAGAGCTTCACGGAAGTTGCCGTTAGCAGGTCTACGTTCTGTACCGTAGAATGTTCTCATCGCAAAGATTAGTCCAGTAGGACCAGTCATAGGTTGAACGCCAGCGATGTCATAAGCGATCAACTGAGGCATTGAACGTCTAATAAGACTGATCAATACAGGGTCGAAACCAGCAGTAGCACCAGTTGCTGTGTCAGCAGTAGTGTAACCTGTTGTTTGTAAAGTCTCATTAAGGATTTGTCCTTCCTCTATTTGAGCCTTTTCTTGGTTTTCAAGAAGTTGTGCAACTACACCTTTCTTGTAAGTATCCTTGATCTCTGGAAGAGCATCATGGTTAAGAACGGGAGCCCACTTTTCTTGGAGTTGTTTAATCGTCATTTTTCTCCGAAAATTGTAGTAAGTTTAAATTAATTAATTAGACCAACGAGAGAGTGCATCTACGTATTTCGACATAGTGCCAGTCGTTGTTTCTTCTACCAAAGGTGCAGTTGCTTCTTCGGTGGGTTCAGTTGCTTTATCAGCAGCCTCGGCCTTCCTAGTGAAGTATGATTCCTTGATAGTTTCGACTTTCTTGCGAAAATCTTCTTCAGTTTCAAACTCAACCCCCTCTGCTAGAGAAACGAGTTTCTCTTTCTGGGTCTCAGCGAGTCCAGTAGCACATTCGCTCACTATTTCCATTCTTGTAAATTCACCAATTCTCTTATTTAAAGAGACGTTAGCGTCGATTTGCTCGTTGAGTTTTGTTTCCATATCATTTAGCTCTTCAGCCATACCGTCAAGTAGGTTGAATTTCTCTTCGGGAACAGTAAAGTTTTGTTCCACGAACAGTTTCTTTAGACCTTCAAAGAACGACTCGGCCATCTCAGTCTTGATACCGTGCTCAACCGCTAATGAATTTTCTTTCATCCAGGTTTCAGCAGCGTAAGATAGATAGTCGTCTACTTTTTCAGCCAATTCTGTTTTGATCTTTTCGACTTCTTCAGTCAGAGCAGATTCATAGCTCTCTTGCAACGCTTTAGCTTCGGTATTAACTCTCTCTGTTACAACAGCTTCAAAGATAGTTATTGCCTTAGACCTAAACTCCTCACTCAGTTCTTCACCAGCGACAAGAGCGTCAACATCTTGACTAAAGTCGTACTTGGTTTCAGGGGTTTCTTCTTGGATGACTTCTTCTGTGTCATTCTCTACGTCCTCCTGTTTAGAACTTGCATCGGAAGGCTTAGTATTAAGTGATTTGGATCCTTCCACGCTAACCGAACCAGCAGCAGATGAACCAGCATTCTTAGTACCAGCCGCACCCTCAAGGGAATCGGTTGTTACATTTATAACTTTCTTGCCACCACCTTTCGATGTGTCAATCTTTTCACCTGGTTTTGCGTTTTTGGTTACAGCGTTAGAACCTTCACTCACTTCTTCCATATTATCAAGTTCGGTGTTTTGGGTCTCGGCCATTTTAATATTCTCCGTTAGCATTAGCGTTGATCTGTATTTATTTATAAATTAAATACTTCTTAAAAACTTCTCAAATGCGGAAACCTTCCGTTCTTGGATGTTTATAAGGGTTGCAGCATCTATTTCTTGCTTAAATTGAGCAACATGGGACTCTTTCAAGATGCCATTATCCCATACCCATTCTTTTCCTTCCATAATTCCATCTACAAATGCATCAGGAGCTGAAGGATCTGCTACTATATCTGCAGCAGTTGCAAGCATAAAGTCATCCTGAACAACAGAACAACCTTTACTTTCAGTCTTTAATGAACCCATACCTCTGGAAGAAACTCCCAAACGTACACCTTCATCAAGAAGTGACTTTGCAATCTTACCCATAGGAGTGTCAAGTATCTTTGCTCTTCCGATGAAATTATTTCCATCTTCTTTCAAAGATTCTATCTTATGAGAAACACGATCTAAATTTAGAGAAGGACCATCGGGATGGCCAAGCTCACCAAGAGCACGTCCTTTATGGATATGATTCTCAGTATATTTAGCAACTTCACGTTGAAGTGTAGATAATGGATACTTGCGTCCATTTTTATTCTGTATCTCTGCTTGTAGAAATACACCTTCAATGAAGTGTGACCTCTTACCGTCTTTTTCCTCAGATAGAAATTCTACTTGAGTTATTTCTTCAGCTATCAGTCTCATCTTTGGGTTCCTCTATTGGTTCGATTGAATCAACTACCGCAGTATTTGGTGGTAATGGATCTGGGATTTCTTCTGGTTCTTCTACTTCTGGTTGTTGATCTTGTTGATCAACTTCAGTAGCAGTAGGTGCCAATTCAGGTTTTTCACTACCATCTGGCATAGAATTTTCGAGTTCATCAGCAGTAGACTGTCCAGTTTGATCTGGATTGAATCCCCACTCTTTTGCAAATTCAAGTTTCTTTGCTTGAATAGCGTCATATGTAGTTGCACTAATTGCATCATTAGTAGCGTCTACTGCTTTCGCTTTTTCGTCGCTAAAGATATGATCTACAATTTTATTGGCAATTTCACTAGGCATAATAATTCCCACTTTAGTATTTATTTATTAAAATTCCGCCCTACGTTGATCGGCAGCATTAACTACGGACTTTGGGTCGGGTGCAGCCCCCGCTTGTGCAGCTGGATCTCCACCCATAGCAGCTGGATCAACACCTGCTTCCATACCCATTTCCATTTCCATCGCTGGATCAGAAATAAGTCCTTGTTCCATTTCACTCTCAATCTGTTTATCGATTTCTTTCATTTCTACGTCTGTCTGTTTAAGAACGTGACGACGAATATGTTCTATAGAGAAGTACTTACCAACATAAGGATCCATTTGATTGACTTCATTCATCCGTTCGTTACGGATTTCGATGTCCTTCAATTCTGAGAAATAGTTATCAGCAATAAAATCGAATTGGATATGTTCCTTCATATCTTCCCATTCTTCAATGGAACAGATACCTTTTAAAATTAATTGTGTTTTTAAAAGATCAATAAACAATTCCCCAAAACGTTTGCGTAAACGTGCAACAAATTTCTGGAACTTAACCTCATCTCTTGTGATCTCAGCAGCACGACCTATGTTAAAGGTAGTCTCTGTTTCCAATCTTGAGTTAGGAACGTTCAGTGATTTGTATAGTTTCTTCTGGAAGTACTTAACGTCTTCTAGTTCTCCAAGGTTCTGACCACCAGGTAATGTAGTAATCTCAGTTCCTCTACCACCTTCACGTCTAGGAAGCCAGAAGTCTTCTAGCATAGACATGAATTTTTTGTCATCCTTAATCTCACCAGTTTGTGCATCGTATACAAGTTTGTTCCTGTAACGACCCATTACTTCACGTAGATATTGTTCCGCTTTATTCTTTGGAAGGTTACCTACATCAATATAGAAAATTCTTCTTTCTGGAGCACGTGACAATCTGTAGATAACAAGAGAGTCTTCGATCATTCGCAGTTGGTTAACTGCCTTGATTGCTTTGTGCAAATGAGACAAGACCATATTTTTATTAAGATCTTGAATACCAGAGTGGCAATAACTAATTGAATCTGGTGCAATTTTCATACCCTGATTCGTAGCATTCCGTAAACCTTTTGGATTATACAGATAGTAACTAGCACTTTGCTGTGTTAGTTGTTGATTAAGGTCTTGAGTTCGTAACTGATTAGGATTCTTTGCCTCATACTCAGTTACCTTACGAATCTTACGAGGATCTACATAACGTAATTCAACCAATCCACCTCTAGGGTTTTTAGGATCGATTACTTTATGATAAAAAAGTCTTCCATCAACATACCATCGACGGAAGATTTCATAAGATCTATTATCAAAATCAAGAAGACGGAGAATTTCATCGAACTCCTCACGAATTAACTTCTTAATTTTTTCTGATTGTTTTAAATTTGATAACTCTACAGCAATTGGTACGTCTTCAAAGTTACCACATATAGTTTCGTTGACTACATCATCAACCGCACTATCACATTCTGGTTGCAAAACCATTTCCCTGTAACGAGTAATTAACTCATACTCATTACGTAATTGACCATCAAAGTCAACCGAATAGCCATAGTAACCACCACCTACGATAGGTTGCGATCCATCTAAACTATCCTTCTGAACAAAAGAAGGCCCCTTAGGAACCTTCTTTGCTCTCTCTAGTGAAAATCCAAAGAGTTGCGACATTATAATTAAACGTTTGGTCCTGTCTTATTTAGCCTACTTCTAGAACTGTGCTGAATCAACTGGAGTCCAGTACTGAGTCTGAAGCTCAACTGTGAATTCCTCGATAGCATCATTATTACCATAATCAAGATCGATGGCAGCAATACTAGAAGGGAATACGTTGTAGAACTTGTAAGATTTAAGGATTTTTGGAGCCTCTCCATCCTTAACATCTCTAGCAAGTTGGTGTACAAGCATATCAGAGAAATAACCAGTAGCATCATCAGCACTACCTAGTCCTGAAGCCTGAGTAAAGTTCTCATTATATGATTGTATGGAAGAAGTCCATAATTCAAATGCACTTCTTAGAGCAAATGCACTATCGTTCTGGATAGTAATTGTCCAAGGTTCAAATGTTCTGTCTCCAGCAATCTTTAATACTCTTCCTCTAAAAGGAACTTCAATAACACCTATCTGTGATGCAGGTAAATTTGCTGCACGAACAGTAAATTTCCCTAGGTTTATTAATGATGCGTTATTAATAATTCTTTGAGGGAAAGAAAGATCTACTTGGAATAAATTAGGACGAGCAAAGTCTGATGCGACATTCGCTTTAAAATCGTCAATTGTTCCTCTTTTTGCCATGATTGATTATCAGAATACTCCGTCGATATTATTTAGAATAATGTATTTTTTCAGGCATGAAAAAGAGACCCCGTAGGGTCTCTGATCCATCTCGAACTCAAAAGTATTTATTAACTTGCAACCTCAGTAAATGCAACACCAGTACGTGTAGCAACAAATGTTAGAGTAATGTAGTTAATTGTGCGGGTTGGTTTCACAAATATCTCCGCATAGAACTCACCACGGTCAACTGCCTCAGGTGGGTTATTGTCGTTGTCACACTTGACTAAGAAGTCAGTTACACCACGACGACCTTGTACGTCACGAAGATAAGGTTCAACGATGTTCAAGAAGAGACTTCTTTGTGCCTCATCGTTTTGCTCGAAGAGTTGTGATCTAGCAGCACCAGAGATAACTCTCTCGATTGTTAGGAACAAACGACGAACGTTAATTCTATCGAATGCACTTGCAAATCCAAGAGCAGTCTTGTCTCCATATAGTACTACACCCTGTCCTGGGAAGGAAACTATTGGGTTAATTCTATTTGCATAGAGTGTATCTCTCTGAGTTTTGTTAGGTGAGAATGATAATTTAATAGCATTTCTCAAGATACCACGTTGAAAACCAGCAGGTGAGAACCAAGGTTCTGCAGCTTCTGTTGTCTGTAAACATAGTCCAGCAGTATCTCCGTTAGTTGGAATATAACGATAAACATCATTATACTTGTCGTAGATATACTTGTATCCAGAATCAAATACTGAGTAAGAAGAACTTGGTAACTGATCCATAAACTTAACTATGTTATCAGTAGCAGTTGTTGAATTACTTACTCCAACAATATTTCCTCTACGAGGAGAAACGAATAGTAGGCAATCACGACGCTCTTCAACAATATTTGTTAGTGAAGTAATCTTAGCGATTGCAGCAGCATCATCAGCACCAGAAGGACCAGTAAGGATGTAATCAATTGTTTGTGATTCAGGATCTTCTACAAGACCATATGCAGTTGCAAGATCAGCATTAGTAAGTGTATACTCTCCAGAAGCTGTAGCATAGTCAGCACCATCAGCAAGTCTGTAGTAGTAAGTTGCGTTGTTCTTAGAACCAACTGTTGTACGTCCAGCAGGATAATCAGTAGATCCACCAGAAGAACGTAATAGGTTAAACTGACGACTTGTAGCAGTCAATCCCCAGTTACCATCTGAAGGAGTAGAAGTTGCATTAAAGACTCCAGTCTCATGCTCAGCCCAGTAAACATAAGCAGAACGTTGCTTAATTATTTCTGGATAGTAGTTAGTCTCACCAACTGATGTCTTAGCATCAGATGCTTTAGAGACTCCAACAAATCTTTCTAGAACAGCACCAGCAGTTCCTGTGATCTTACCATCAACGTCAACTACAACTACATGTAATTCGTCACGATGACCACCTGCATTAGAAGCAAACTGTGAAGTACCTGGACGTGGAGCAACGTTGATCCATTTTACACCAGGAAGATACTCACGCTCGTTATACTCAACACGAACTGAAGTAATTGCAACAGCAGTTGAGTTAGTATCCTGAACACTATCAGCAGCAGCGAAAGAGATGCTTGACTTATCAAGACCAACGTAGAGTTGACGCTCAATACCATTTGCAGAAATTACTGCAGTATTAGCTCCTTGAGTAACTGTTTGTGCAGCAGCAATAATACCAGTAACACCACCGCCAGGTAATGCAATTTCAAGTTTCTTATTAGCAGGATCCCAAGCAAGAACTGTTACAGCCTCATTAGATCCACCAATACCGATTGTAGTAGTAGTTCCAGGAACAAAATCACCAACAACAGTTTGTACTGTTAATACTATACTATACTTAAATACTTTACCAGAAGCACCAGAGGAAGCAGAAACAGCAGCGTCAGCAACGAATTCATATTCGTTACCAGATCCAGGAGCAGGAATTACGGCAATCTGATCGGCACCTGCGTCTGTTACAAAAACTCCTATGGAGTTACCTTTTGAACCTGCAGTCCTAGCAGACCACTTGAAGTTATTATTTGCACCTTCATAAGTGGTTTCATAATCTTGTAAATTCTTAATTAGAGGGGCAGTACCAGAGTCAACTGCATTCTTTAGAGATGTTGACGTAACACGGATTGTTTTAAGAACACCTCCGTATGATAGGAACTGAGCAGCAGTAAACCAATACTCATAGTTCTGATCATTTGGTTTTCCGAAACGCTCTACTAATCCTCTCTCGTTTGAAATCTCTACTATCTCTTCAACAGGTCCTAATTCAAAAGGTGCAGCAATCACACCCACGTTTGCTGTTGACAGGGTTGTAATAGTGGTCAGGTCTCTCTCCTGTACTACTACACCTGGCGATAATTGATTGGCTGCCATGTTTATATACTCCTAGAATGCCTTATCGGTTGTCTAAGATTATTTATATTTTTGAAACGTCACCTGTACTCCCACATGTAGGACTTATCTCCGTATTCCGCAACCTGCCAAACGTCTCCCTGAGCATCTACAAATTGATCTTCTTCTAGTCCATCAGATACAAATCCGAATGGTGCCATGTCCTGTTCTATAGCATCTTTTTGTGCTTCATATATCCGTGCTCTAACATCATTATCATGCATCTCTTTGAAGTATGGTTGCATAGCCATCCAACCGAATATAACCAAGCACATAGCAAGGTCATCGTTACATCCTTCTTCTGCTTGGAATGATTGACCTTTCTGAATAAAGGTAGTAAGTTCCGCTATGGTATCATAGTCTTCTATAACTAATTTATCTTCTTCTATAAGTGCTTTAAGATTAGAACAACCAACTTGCTTGACAGCAGTACTCATCTTCACACCAAGTTGTGTCTTCTTACCTGAGAATCCCTGTCCTAATTGTTGCCCTGCTCTACCTCTCATAGATGCCATAAGTAGATTCTCATATTCTAAATCGTACTGAATTATATCTGCTACCTGTCCACCAATATCATTTACCTCACAACAAATATATGCTGCGTTATAATTCTTAGCAACATCAACTATTATATTAGGTAATACTATAGGTTTAATTTCATTATTCTTATATCTTGCTACCATCTTATACGGTAACTTAGATGTATCAATTACAGTAAATGCGGAGTAATCTCCACCAACTCCTCTACTAACATCAACAGTTATAATATAATTATGTTCTGGTATTGCCTGTTCAAATACTGCCAATCCTTTCTTTTCCATCAGAGGATCATGATATGGCATTACTCTCAATTTAGAAGGAGCAATAAGAGTATCAACAGATCCTAAAAATTCACACTCAAACTCAACTCTAAACTGTTGCTCAGAAGTGTTTCTAATGGTTTGTTCTTTCCAAACCTCATCTCTACCAGGTATCTCAGACCAATGTACTTCTGTAGGAAGATATTCATTCGTTCCACGCTCTGCATCATGCCAGAGTTTATAAAACATATTCATCCCATGAGGGGTAGATATGATAATAACTTTTGTTGATTTACCAGAAGATATAGTAGGATAGACAGAACTGAAAAACTGGTCAGCAATATGGTTCGGAACAAATGCGAATTCGTCCAAAAATATAACGTTAAAGGACATACCCCGTACAGCACTAGCAGAAGTAGAAGCAGCCAAGATTTTACTTCCGTTCTCCAATTCGAGTGACCCTTTGTTCCAACCGAGAATACCCTGTTGCAACCATTTAGGGAGATTCTCATAAGAAAGTTGTAGGCGGCCCAACATTTCTCTTGCAGTGGCTGCTTTGTTTGCGAGGATTGCGACGTTGACATTTGCATTAAAAAGTACATACCATAACAGATATGAAGTAACGATAGTTGACTTCCCTGACTGTCTTGGTAATTTCGCTATATTGAATCGATTGTCATGAAACTTTTGTACCATCTCTTCTTGGAAATGGTACATGTCAAAAGGAACTAATCCCTTATCTAGTGAAACAATTTGAATATAATTTGCAATAAAGTATACTGGATCATTTGCACATTTTAAATATTCAGCAATCTCCTCTTTAGAAAATTCCTCTGATACATTAGCTTTCTTAAGATTAGGATTACCTAGATATTGTTCTTGTGCTACTCCCATTATCCTTCAATCAAAGTTCCAAAAGATCTACGAATCTCACGTAGTTGTTCAAAATCTTTCTGCTTAGTTCCACCATCATACTCCCAAGCATATCCTTCGGTAATCATTTGTTCATTGAGGGAGATTGTGTCCTCCCCAACATATAACCAACCCAAAAGCCTACCGTACTTGCCGACACCACCATGAAGCTCAGTGCGAATAGTGAGCTCATCATCCCCAGCCAAAGTGCTTTCCAATTTCTCTTTGAGCCAGTTTGTTGCGTCGATTCCAAGTGCTTTCTCCTCTAAATCTCTAGTACGTTTTTCTGGAGTATCTACACCAGCAATACGAACACGTTCTTTTTTATATAGATCAAAACCAAGATCTATTGTTACATCAAT